TTCCCTTTGGTCTTCCTTTGCCCTGTGTGTTCCCTTTTATAAATGGCATTCTATGTTATTCTATGTTATTTTAACATGGATTCGTAATCCTTGATAGACTCAAATATACGATGTGCTACTTGTGGCACTATGGCGTTGCCGTATCCTTTAATGCTTTCTCTTCTCCACTTTGGAAAGGTAATGCCGTCCAGTTCTTGGGGAAGCCCATCATCTCCTCCACAAACAGGGGCGACAGTTGGGAACTTTTCCCACCTATTTTGAATTGTGTCGCTACTTCGTCCGATAGATTCCCCTTTCCCCTGTCTATTGATGCATTTGCCTTTTCCGCTTGTGCTGTCGGTGTCGGGAGCATTCCCACGCTCGCCATTTGTTTCAATGGGTTTTGCAGTGTCGAGCCGTGTTTCTCCTTCGCGTTCTTCCAAGCTTCGGGGCTTCTCGGTGTGTTCCAATCGAATGCGTTTGGAGTCGGGAGCATTCCGTGTACTTGTGTCGCTAAGTTTGGCATCGTTGTTCCGTTCGGGTACTTCTCCATTCTCGCTTTGAATTTCTCCAAGTCGTGAACAGGTTCCGAAGTTGTCGGAGTGAGCAACAATCCAAACTCTGTCGCGTCTGTGGGGAGCGTTGACGGCACAACATGGTATAATAAACGATTGGACGGAGTACCCAATAGCTTCCAAGTCAGAGCAACACGTTTCGAATACCAATCCTTCCGACCAATTAACAAGCCCCCGAACGTTCTCTCCCACGACCCAACGGGGCTTACACTCTCCGATAACTCTAAGCATCTCTTTCCACAAGTAGCGTTCATCCTCTGTTCCTTTTCTTTTTCCTGCAACGCTAAATGGTTGGCAAGGGAATCCTCCGCTAAGGATGTCAACTCGTCCATTATACTGAGCTGCATTAAACTCTTTGATGTCGCCATGTTGATCTGCTTTAGGAAAATGATGCTTTAATACTTTGCGCGGAAACTCCTCCCATTCACAATTGAATACGTTAGTAAACCCTGACCATTCCGCTGCAAGGTCAAAGCCCCCAATGCCACTAAACAAACTTGCGTGTGTCATTCGTCCGCAAAAATCATTCGTACTTCTGTCTTCCCTCCCCCTTCAGGAACTACAGCATAAATTTGTTTAATCCACTTATTGTTATATCCCTTCGCTACCCATTTGTCATATCTTTCACGCTTACGCTCAAGAATTACGTGTTGCTGTTCTTCTTCGTTATAGGTTAACCTGTATGCTCCGTAAGGATCAAAAGTAACTATGCCTTTGTCGTGCATCTCACTTAGTCTTGCGGATGCTGTTTGATTCTTCAGCCCTAAATCAAACTCAACCATCTGTAAACTTGTCGCTCCTTTCTCTTTTAAGTACGCTTGTATCCGCTGCTCAATAGATAGTTTCTTAGGCTTTATTTCTTCGTGCGCCAGGTGTGATTTGTTACTCATCTTCTAGTCTGCTTTTAAAGTGTTTAATAATTTTCTCCGTTTTTACCTTGTAGTAGTCCTTAAACTCCCCTTGTCCTCCTTCCTGCTTGTACAGCTTAAAAAGTACAGCACGTAACCTTTGGCTTTGTGTCTTCTTCTTATCGTACAAGTCTAATTCGATGCTGTCCAATTGCTCTACCGGTACAGCTTCTTGTGGGTCATCTTCTGCTCTAAAGTACAATATACCAAAACCATCTAACACTGCATCAATATTCATTACCTCTTCGCTTGTCATCTCCTGTGTTACAAAGCGTAATGATATTGTTCTGTCCTTTCGTCTTTGGTATCCGTCTAGTTGTGCTGCGCTTATTATTCGCATGAAGCTAAGTATGCTTTTTCTAGCAATTCACCATCCTTTAAGTAACACGTTTTGCATCCCATCTTTTTAATTTTTCTCCCAAAGGTGTTAAAGTATATGCTTATAAATGTTTCTTGCCATGCCATATCTACTTCTGCGCCTACCTTCAGCTTAGGCTGTATGACTTTTTCAAACAACAGTTGATCCGCTTTGCTCATGTCATGCTGTCGAGGATAGTTTTTGTTTAGCCAAGCTTTGCGCTTATCGCATCCACAATCAGTATTAGTCAATTCTGCTACTTTATCGACTACTGCCTTAATGCCTGTTGCTTTAGTAATCTTTTCTATGTCGTCACCTAAGCCTATCGACTTCGTTGATTTTTTCCTGTATTTTCTTTTTGGCTTTGTTGATGCTTCTGTAGAGTGTTTGTCTTGCGATTCCTGTTGCATGTGAAAATGTGTCTAGTGTGTGATTATGAAGATAGTAAGCTTTAAAAACTTCTCTATCAAACCATTGTAATTCCTCTAATATATTATAAACCGTGCCTAACTGCTTTGCCGATCTGTTTTCTATCTCTTCTAAAATTGTATCCCTGGACGCGATTAACTCCGTGTCGTACTGTGTTCTTAGTGTTTCCCATTGCCTATGCTTTTTGTAGAAATGACTTGTTTTGCTCCAACTGCTGACATTCAAGGCTCGACATATGTACGGTAACATCTCACCCCGATTGCATAATGCATCTAATCTATCTTGTTTTTCTAAGAATTTAATGAGCATGTCGTGCAGTAAATCTTCAGCATATTTTTCGCCTACATACTTTTTTGACACTGACAGAAGCAGCGCATAGTTTTCATTTATGAAGTTCTCGAAACAAGTCATCGTACTTTTTGCGCATTTCTTGCAACTCTTGTATACTAAAGGTACGATGTTGATTGCTCATATACAGTATTTTATCAGCCGTCCCTTCGCCATACATGCTATCTAATCGTTGCGCGTAAACAAACTGCTGACCACCTAAAAAACCGTTGCAGCGTTTACATTGACTCCAAATATTAACAAGCCCGTTTAAGGGATCATACAAGTACCTAGTACTTAGTTTACCTCTTGTTATAAAATGTCCGCAATCCATAGTCCGCCAAGGTTTTTTGACACCACAAGTTATGCAGGTGCTATAGCCTGAATCGTCGCTTTGGCTTGCTCTAACATATCGGCTTATTGATGCGTCTAGTTTAGCTTTTTCCTTTGGTTTACTCGTCTTCTTCGCCATAATCAAAATCTGCATGTTCAAAGCAAGAACTACATAAATCACTATCCCTATGTGGACTTGAACCACAACACGTACTTAAATATTCATTCATCTTTCCAATCGTTTTTGTTTCTTAACCTTGTACCTATGCCCTGTCCCTTTGGCTTATGCTCTTTAATTTTTAAACTGTCGTATATATCCGTCAAGCCTAAAGGTTCTAAAACTTCTTCATTCCTTTCCAGGATTTTATCTTTTTCTGCTCGCACTCTATCTTCTAAAATTTGCGCTCTTGTTTCGCCACAGTAATTTTCGATAAACCCTAGAATCTCAGCAGTTTTTAAACGTTCAAACAGCTTGCCGAACTTTCCCTTACGAACCCAATCAAATATTATTTTAATTTCCTCAAGCCGTAGTGTTGGGTGATCATCAATAATGGCACGACAGCAAAACATAAGTTCTTCGTCTGTTCCTATCGTTGTCTTACAATTCATATCCTTTATCAACCTTCCAACTTCAGCCACAATCCATGCGCGGACAATTTCAGGCGCAACACTTAGCGCAACCTTTATGTTAGTTCCTTCATCCCACGCTTGCAAAGGCGTAATGCCATGCGTATTATCCTTCAGTAACGAAAGACTTAATTGATTCAGCGTTAAAGTTTTGCTTTTGGAATCCTTTTTTATTTGCTGCATGTTCCTTTTGTCTTCTTGCCCATGTACGAGCAGTTGCTTTCCAATCCATAATTTTATTGCCTCCTTTTAATGTCCAGTCGGTTTGGTCATACCAATCCATAAATGGTCGTGCTTGGTCAGAATAACCTAATTCTGCGAAGTAATTTATACAATCCTCAATATTTTGCGGTCTGTCTTCTTTCATTGAATTAGTCATTGAATTAGTACCTGTATTAGTATGCCTCACTTTTTTCCGGTTGTCATCCGCACTTTCTTCCGGTTGTGACCCGTAATTTATTGAGGTATCTAGCCGTAATATTCGACGGCTTGTGCCATTAATTTGCTTGCGTGTTCTAATCACATAACCCAAAGCAACTAATTTGCGCAGACTTTTTTCTACGCTACTAACGCTTACTTGCAAATGTTCTGATAGATGCTCATTGCTTACAAAGCATTCCCTATTGTTTTTGCTAAAGCTATCAATTTCTACAAGTAAAATTTTTTGACTCCAGGACAGTTCACTATCTAAATAAATGTGTGCAGGAATCCAAACGCCCTTAAATAGCCGATTGCTCATGGTGTTTTGTATTTGGTTGTTTTCAGCTTATGGTTTAACTCAATGTTTATCGCGTCAATTTGATGGCTAATCAATTGAAGCTTGTACGATTGTGGCGTGTACAAATGCAAGTAAAGAAGTTGGTTTCGCAATTGCACCAACTGCGCACTACTTAGATTGCAAGTGCTTAACATCGTCGCACCGTTCTTCAATCATCCTTACCACTTCTTCTACAGGTGTATCACTCCATTTTGCAATACTGTTAACGTGCATAAACAATTTCTTAGGATCGTTCATGTACCATTTNTTTACAGTGTTNATATGAAGTTCAAGGGATTCGCTTAAATGCCCCTGCGTNCCAAATTTTACCTTAATGAATGTTCCTAAAGTCATTTCTTAATTCGTCTAAAATGTTCAATAACATCAAAGCGTTTTGCTTCGTTTCTTCNGNTGAATCAGAAAATGCTGCTGCGTGACCTACAGCCCATTTTAAATCTTCNGGCAATGGCTCATGTACATAGCTAAATTCTACTGCACTGCCGTCTTCAAGTGTTTGCTTTAGTTTTCCCATTAGAAAGGCAAATCTGAGTTTTCATCAAACTTAAATTCTTCCATGTTGTCACGCATATTTAAAAACATTCGCGCCTGGCTTGCAATTTCATTTGGCGTTAACTGTCCTGCTGACGTAGTGACTAGCTGTAGGTAAGTTAATGCCGTAGTTATCGCCCATGAGTTACCAATGTTTTTCTGCACCAATGAATCATCTACACTATTACCACCACCTTTGCCTTTCCACTGCGATTTTGGCTTACTTAAAGACATGCGTTTGTTACCGCCTTTATCTTCCCACTCTTTGGTTACCTCACATTCATCGCCTACTTGCCAACGCTTTTCACTTTGTGCCGTTACAATTGCCGAGCGTTGATCGTCAAGCAGCACTTCATAGTTAAAGCAGTCTACACCTTGGTCATTTTTCCAAGGCTTACCTGATGACTGCATTTGAATAATTTTGTTCATCTCAATTATTATTTTGGTTGTTTACTTCGCTTAAAATTTTTTCCCAAGCCAGGACACCATACAAATCTTCTGTATGATTCGTAACGTCAATAGATGTTCCTTTTGCGTCTACTAAATGAATCGTTTCTATATCAAATTCTTCAGGGTCAGGTGGTACATCATAATCATTACTCAATCCACCTGAATAGTATTTATATGACACTTCTAAATGCAAGTCGTCATTTACCTCTATGTGTATTGTATTCATAGGTTGCTGTCTATTCGTTTAAATCTTGCTATCTGCTCCTCACATTCGCGCAAAGCAAGACTGCAAGTATCAAGTAACATTGAATTGTCCCCTGATTCTCGCAGTCCTTTACACAACATAAA